GTCTGGCATCTGGGCCGCACTCAACATCGACACTGAAGTAGTCGACAACTACAACGGGCACAGCACCACGACTAACCCGAGTAGGTACACGCCCGGGGTTCCTGGCACGTACCTAGTCATTGGCACGGTGGGATTCGCCGGGAGCGCCACGGGATACAGGCGCGTCCGCCTCATGCTGAACGGTTCCCTGATCAAGGGGACCGGTTCCCACATCGGTGCCCCGGGTGACACAAACACTGTCGGGCTGACCACGGCCACGTTCGTAGCGTGCAACGGCACTAGCGATTACATCGAAGTGCAGGCATCGGCGGGTGCGGCCGTGAACACCACTGCAAACACCGACTTCGCGCCTTCTCTGCGCGTGATCTGGATCTCCAACTAAAGGCAGGAAGTACCCAATTGCTTAACGTCGTAGACGTCGCGTCCTACCAGTCGTCCACCTTCGGCACTGCCGGTGTCTCCATGGCAATCGTCAAGGCGACCGAATCCACCGGCTACGTCAACCCCCGCTATGCGGCGCAGGTCGCGCACGCCCGCGCGAACGGTCTGGTCGTGGGTCACTACCACTTCGGCCACCACGGCAACGACACTGCTCAGGTCGACTACTTCCTGAAGCACGTCAGCCTGAAGCCCGGTGACGTTCTCGCGTTCGACTGGGAGGCCGCTGGCGAGACTCAGGCGGACCGGGACGCGTTCATGAAGTACCTGAAGTCCAAGGCACCTCAGTACCGCGTCATCCTGTACTGCAACGTCGACTTCTGGACCCACAAGGATTCCGAAAGCTACGTCGGTGACGGTCTGTGGATCGCCGACCCGAACCACTCGGCCGGACACCCCGGGATCAAGCACGCGTGGCTGTTTCACCAGTACAGCACCGCCGGGGGCATTGACCACAGCGTGGCCAACTTCGCGAACCTCGCGGCGCTGAAGGCATGGGCTACCGGCCTGATCCCGAAGCCTGCCCCGAAGCCCGTCGCCCCGAAGCCGGTCGCGCCGAAGCCGGTCGCGCCGAAGCCGGTCACCCCGGCAGCGCCGACCGTCGCGACCCTCGACAAGCGGGTGACCACCCTCGAAGCCGAGGTCAAGACTCTTGAGGCGAAGGTGAAGTAATGGGCAACCCCCTGTCTTCGCCGGATTGGGCGTACGTCATCGGAGCAGCAGTCACAGCAATTCCCGCCGCTGTAGTTGGCATGCGTCACCGAGGCGCAGCACAGACCGAAGGACAGGCGACCCGCACAGTCGTGACCGACGCCCTGAATCAGGCTGTCGGCGTGCTGACGGGTCGCCTCGACGGGGTCGACGCCAAGCTGTCTGACGTCCAGACGTGGCAGGCAGCGCACACCACTGAGCACGCGATTACCGCGCTCACCACCCCCGACCTACGGCGCACCCGCTTGGAGCGCCGCACCCTTCCCGAGGAGTAACCCGCATGGCCATTTCTGGCAAGGTTTCCGCCGCAACCGTCGCCGCTTCCGCTGTCGCTGTCGTTGGCGGCATCGTTGGCCCGCATGTCTTCCCCAACGGCACCCCTGCCGACGTCAAGGGTCTGTCCCTCGGCGTGGTCACTGCCGCTGTCACCTTCGTGTCCGGCTACCTGGCCAAGCACGGCATCGACGCGAAGGCCGTCGAGGCTGACGCGTCCGCCCTCGCGAGCGACCTCGGCGTTCCGTTCTCTTCGATCCCTGAGTACGTCGACCCGGAGCCCGTAGCTCTACCTGCCCCGGTCGTCGCTCCCATCCCTGCCCCGGTTGCTGTCGCGCCGGTTCAGGTGGTCGCTCCGGGTGCTGTCGTCGCTGCCTCGGTGCCCGTCGCCGAGTAACGGAGCGTGAGGGTTAAATTCGGACATTCTAGGGCGTACACTACCGCCGGCGAGCCCCGCGGGGTATACGCAGAGTGACGAATGAAACCCTCCCGTTCCCGGCGGGGCATGACCCTTCCGAACATCGCACTGATGGGCCGGGCACGTTCCGGCAAAGACACCGTCGCCGCACACCTCGGGCGCACACAGCGGTATGTGCCCTTCGCCTTCGCCTCACCCCTGAAGACCGCAGCAGAGAAGCTGAACCCGATCATCAGCGCCGGAAACCTCACCGAGGTTCGCCTGTTGGATGCCCTCGACGAATTCGGTTGGGAGGGGGCGAAGGACGCTTACCCCGAAGTGCGGCGCATCCTTCAGCACATGGGGCAGGGTGTCCGTGACCTCGACCCGGATTTCTGGGTGGCTCAGCTCATGCGCCAAGTGTGGGGGTCGCAGCGCTACGGCGCGCGAATCGTCGTGACGGACGTCCGGTACCCCAACGAAGCGGACGTGCTGAAGCTGAACGGGTTCGTCATGGTCCGGGTCGAGCGTCCCTCGCTGACCTTCCGTGACCAGAACTCGGGCCACGTCAGCGAGGTGTCCCTAGCCGAGTACCCGCACGACCGGATCGTCTTCAACTCCGGTACGCCGGAAGACCTTTACAGGGCCGTTGACGCCCTAGTGCGGAACCTGTAGCGAACTGCCCCCTCTTCGGAGGGGGCTTTTTGCGTTTTGGTCCTCCTCACGTGAGGAGGACGTGCTACTGTTCTGCCTGTAGTCAACAACAGCAACGAGGGAGCACACGAAATGGCCGCCACGCCCCGCAAGACCGCCGCTAAGAAGACCGCCACCCCCGAGGAGATCGAGGCGAAGAACGTCAAGCTTCGCGAGGAGATCGCCGCAGCGACCGAGCGGGTTCAGTCGCTCGCCGAGGCCGAGAACGCCGAGGGCGTGGCCGAGCTTAAGGCCGAGACCGAGGGCATGATCAATGACCTTCCGACTCGGGAGCGCACCGCCCTTCGTGCCACCCTCGCCGCTGCTGCGAAGGCTCAGAAGCCCGAGCCGAAGGCCGAGGTCGAGGTCAAGCCGAAGGCTGCCGAGGTCGAGCTTCAGAGCGACTACCACAACTACCCGGGTGTTGCTGAGCTGGTCGCGAAGACCGCTGAGCGGATCAAGGAAGTTGCCTCGACGAAGTTCGCGGGTGGTCGTGAGCTTGCGAACATGACCTTTGACGCGTGGATTCGCATCACCACGAAGGACGGCGTTCCGGACGTCAACGGCGTCACTCAGGCAGCGAAGGGCGTCACCATCGACGCTTTCGACATGGTCGTCAAGAACCTGCCCGAGGAGGGCACGGACGCTGTCGCCGACGGTATCCGCGAGGAAATCAACAGCATCAAGAAGTCGATGCAGAACGCCCGCGAAGACGTCCGGGTCGAGTACATCCGGGCGCTTGAGCACTCGCCCGAGGAGGCGGCCCGCTTCGCTGCCATCACCGAGGGCAAGGAAGGCAGCGTCGTTGACGTCGTCGCCGAGCACTTCGGGACGACCCTCCTCACCCGGTCCGAGAAGGCGAAGCTCGCTCGCGACACTAAGAAGGCGATTGAGTCAAAGACGAAGGCGCTCGAAGCGATCCGGGTCGACTCGGCCTCGAAGGTCGAGAAGGGCGAGATGACTGCCGAGGAGGCAGCCGACGCTGTCGCCGAGGCTGAGAAGGCCGTCGAGGAGGCCGCGAGCACCCTCCCCGCGCCGAAGGTCACCACCCCCGAGGAGGACCTGACGGACGCCATCACGAAGATGTCGAAGCTGACGGACGCGCTGAAGGCTGAGGCTGTCGCCGGTATCGACGAGAAGAAGCAGAAGGCGCTGAAGGCGAAGGCCGAGGCCATTCAGGCGAAGGTCGCAATCCTCCTGGCCAACTGGAAGTAAGTCCTCCTCACGTGAGGAGGAGGGGGCCGGTCTCGAAAGGGGTCGGCCCCCTTCGCGTAGGGCATGAAACCTTCCCGTTCCCCGTACTGAGAGGCCAACATGACCAGCACCGAGCAGACCCCCGAGAAGCCCGCCGAGGGCACCGTGTGCGCGTGGTACGCGCTGTGCGACCACCCGGCGACCATGTTCGTCCGTCACCCGATCCTCGGCCCGGTCCCCACGTGCACCCGGTGCGCGGAGAAGCACAACCTAGTCAGCATGTAGCCTGCGCGCCCGCGTAAGCGCCTCCTAGCCCCGTCTGGCCCTAGTGGTCGGGCGGGGCTTTTGCATGCCCTCAGACGGGCGCGTACGCCCTCGGCGGTGCCGACAGCGGAAGGGGATGGTGACGAGTGACGTTTCTACCCCTGTTTTTGGATTGCCTATAAGAAACCCATAGCTAAACCGAAAGTGCCCTAGAACCGTCTCCACCGTCACCCGGGAGAGGTGAAACCCTCCCGTTCCCTATCGGGTGTAAGCACGCACCGACCCGATAGGGGTGCCCGAATGGGCCAAGTCAAGACAGTAATGCGGGGCGGTTCCCGCTTCTACGTGGACGCCTCGCGCCCCGAGATCAAGCACCCGGGCGTCACCAGCATTATCGGAATGCTGCCGAAGCCCTTCCTCGCTCCGTGGAACGCGAAGCTGACTGCGGAACTGGCGGTCGACAGCTTCGATTTCCTCGACCGCATGGCGAAGCGGGACCGTCAGGGAGCAATCGACTACCTGAAGGGTGCCGCACGCCGGTACACGACCATCCGGGCCGACGTCGGCAGCAACGCGCACGACCTCTTCGAGCGTCTGATTCGCGGCGAGGACGTCGGCCGTGTGCACCCGGACATGATGCCGTACAAGCTGCATTTCGAGCAGTTCCTAGACGCGGTGAATCCGGAGCTTGTCAGGGCCGAGGACATCGCATGGTCCGACTCGAACGAGTACGCCGGTTCGTTCGACGTGATCCTTCGCGTGTGGCTCGACGACGAAGGCAACATCACGCCCGACCGCACGGGTACCCCGGTCCTGCTGATTGCGGACTGGAAGACCTCGAAGGACATTCACGCCGAGGTCGCCCTACAGCTCGCCGCCTACGCCCGTGCCGACTTCATTGTCTGCCCGGACGGGACGCATGAGCCCATGCCCGAGGTCGACGGCGCTGCCGTGCTCCACATCACCGACACTCAGTGGTCTTTCCGGTCCATCCGGATTGATGACGACGTGTTCGACCTCTTCCTGACGCTTCGGAAGATTTTCACATGGGACCGCGAGACGAACCGGACCGTGATCGGCCGTGCCCTCGCGAAGTCCGTCAAGCGGCTGGTAACCGGCACCGAGAGGCGTGGCAAGTGAGGGACGACACCGCTCAACTGATCGGCTGCATTGCCGGGCTACTGGCGGTCGTCGCCGTAGCCCTCGGCGTGAACGCGTACAACGCGCACCGGCCGTGTTCCGACTTCAACAACGTCTCCGTCCGGTACGTGCCGCTTCGCTGTCTGCCCGGCGGGAAGTGAAGTGCCCTAACTGCGGGCCGACCACGCTCGTTCCGCACCCACGCATCCCCGTACTCCGGTGCTTCAACTGCTGCGAGCACCTAGCGCCCCTTCCGTTCAAACAGGAGAGAGAAACCCCATGGCTCGAAGCACGTCCATTCACGACTCCGAGGTCTTCCGTGCCGTCCTCACGACCGTACGGACCTACGCCGACGGCGTGACCCCTCCGCACACCACAACGGCCGTCTACGGGCCGTACAGCGGTTCCAAGGGTGCGACCCGGGCCGTCAACACGCACAGCGGTGAGTGGGAGCAGATCGGCAGCCGGACTGTGACGACCGGCGTGGTCGAGTTCTGCCCGGTCAACTGGCGGGACGTCAAGGACGCGGGCAAGCCGACCGTCGCCGAGGAGAAGCCGACCGGTCCGGCGTTCGTCCCGTGGCCGAAGACCCCGCGCCTGTTCCGGGGGATGACCATTACCGAGAAGATCGACGGGACGAACGCTGCCGTTCACGTCGTCGAGAACCCTGACCTTCCCGGTACCTACGCTGTCACGGCACAGTCCCGGAACCGGCTGATCTTCCCGGGCAAGTCGACGGACAACAGCGGGTTCGCCGCGTGGGTCCACGCGAACGCTGTCGAGCTGGCTGCCGTCCTCGGCCCGGGTCTGCACTTCGGCGAGTGGTGGGGCAAGGGGATCAACCGTCACTACGGCGTCGACTCCCGGTTCTTCTCGCTGTTCAACACCGACAAGCACGCGTCCGTAAAGGTGACCCTCGGCGGTGTCGAGGTCGCAACCGTGCCCGTGCTGTTCCGAGGCGACTTCTCGACCACCACGGTTTCCGCCGTGCTGGCAATGCTGAAGTCCGAGGGTTCGTTGGCGGCCCCCGGCTTCAACAACCCCGAAGGCGTGTGTGTCTACCACCACGCCGCCCGTCAGGTCACGAAGGTGACCCTCGACGGGAACGATTCCGGAAAGTGGGAAACCATCTCTTGATCCGCCGTACCGCTTGGGCCGTCCTCGCTATGGGGGCGGCCCTCGGGCTGTCTGCCTGTCAGCCGTCCGAATACGACTACTCACACTCCCATCACACAACTGTCGTGCACCACACGGTAGTTCACCACGTCGTGGTTCATCACGTGGTCGTGCACCACACGGTGACCCTCAGGAAGGGTCGCCGGTGAAGGCTTCCGCGCTGATCAAGCGTCTTCAGGAACTAGTCGACGAACACGGCGACTTGCCCGTGTACGCCCCTGACAAGGGGTGCGGGTGCTGTGACATGGGTCCTGGTCCCGTCGACCCGCCCGAGTTCCGGTCGACCTATACGGACTACGGCGAGAGCCTGCCGAACCGGTTCCACGTGTCCCAGTAGGCCGTGAAACCCTCCCGTTCCGGGGAGGGCAGAGAGGCGGGCGGGGCGGAACAAACCCCCGCTCGCCTCTTCCCAACTGCACTCAGGAGAGAGACACATGGCGCTTCGCATCTTCGAGACCGACCCTGACGCACAGCCGAAGGAGCGGACGAACTACACGGACGACACTGTCGGCCGGTTCCACTCCGGCGCGACCGAGGTCGACGCGAAGGGGCAGACCATTCCGGTCTCGCTCAATTCGTGGCGAGTGACCACGGGTAGCCCCGACGTCGCTCAGGCTGTCGCTCAGCTTCTCGGCGGCGCACCGGTCGAGACCGACAGCACGTCGGAGAACTTCATAGAGGTTCTGACCCCGGCCGAGGGTGTTCAGATCATCCTCGACGGCGCGTCGGCCCTGAAGTCCGACATGAAGCTGTGGAACCGGGGCAAGCTCGTTCACCACTGCGACGGAGTCGAGTACCTGTCGCCGGACGACAAGGCTGGTCGGCCGTGTGGCTGCCCCGCACTGTTCGCGGAGCGCAAGGCAGCCGCGAAGGACTACATGGGCCCGAAGCCCGACATCCGTGTGACGTTCCGCCTCGCGGATGACCCCGACCTCGGTACTTTCCAGTTCCGTTCCGGCAGTTGGACCATGGCCGAGGTGCTTCACCAGTACGAAAACGCGCTGGACCGGGTTGGCGGCGAAGCCGTCGCGACCATGTCTCTCGAACTGGTCGAGTACACCACGAAGAAGGGCCGTGACGTGAGCTACCGGAAGCCGGTCCTCGACAACATCCGTTCCTACAACGCTGCCATCGCTGAGTGACCGGGTGACCAGCACCGACCCGGGGCAGAGCATCGACGACTCTGCCCCGCTCCCCGAATCGCCCTCGCTGGCGGACCTTCGCGGCCTCGACCCGAAGGGCGTCGCCCGCCTACTGCGATCCGCGACCAACGAACTGATCCGCGCGCCCCTTTGGGACGTCCGGCCCGAGTTCCGTAAAGCGTTCATCCATGAGCGCCGCCGCCGCTTCGGCGTGTACGACGACGACAACGACCTGTAGGAGAGAGACACATGGCCGAGGCCACAACGAAGACAGAGACCGTCAAGGTCACGAAGGTGACCCTGATCCTCGACGAAGCCGAGGCGCGCACGCTGCGGGCGATCCTCGGGCACATCGGGGGAGACGAACAGCTTTCGCCGCGCAAGCATGCCGACGCTGTCTCGGCTGCCCTCGGGAAGGCCGGGTTCGCCTCGCCGACCTCGACGGCCGAGGGCAGGTTGGTCCAGAAGCGTGACCCGTACGGCCACACCGTGCAGGGAGTCCGGTTCGAGAACTACGGCAACAGCGCGTACACCCGCGCGTGGGGGAGTATCTGATGGGCAAGCGTGGAGTCATCACCGACTATGCCGGGGAAGAGCTGTACCGGGGCGACACGGTCGCCTACGCGGCCCGGCAGGCGAACCGAGTGCGCATGACTGACGCCGTGGTCGAGAAGGTCACGGCCGTTCCGGGGCTGAAGGGGCGACTCGTCCCCATGCTGAAGGTTCGGCCGACCGGTACCGAATCCGGCTTCACCGCACGCAAGTCGCTTCGCGCCGTGTGGATCGGTGCGGAGCACGTCCGGCTAGTGCAGCCGGGAAACCAGAGCTAGCCGAGGGGCGGGCAGTACCTATCCGGTGCTGTCCGCCCCTTCGTCGTTGGTCCTCCTCACGTGAGGAGGACCGAGGGAGACATGAAGAAACCACTCAGTGTGTCGCTCGCTTCCGCCCCTGCCCTCGGCGACCTGCGGAAGCTGCAAACCGGTGACGTCGTGCTGTTGCGCGCCGACGCCGTGAAGCGTGTGGATTGGCCCCGGTACTCCGATGCGCTGACAGTGGCGCACAACCGAGGCGCTGTGATTCGGAAGGTGCCGTAATGCCCGCATGGATGGATATGGCCTGTTGGTTCATCATCGGTTTCTGCATTGCCGTGATCGGAAGCGGGGAGCGTCGTGGCTAACCCGAACAAACAGCGGGGCACGGCGTGGGAGTCCGCAACTCGGGACTACCTGAACGATTTCCTCGGCCTGTACGTCGACCACTGGCGGGACCTTCCGCCCGGGGTGACGAAGTTCAGGAACCCGGCCGACCCCCTGAACGTCAAGAGGCAGGCACAGGAAGGGAATCACGACGTCGGCGACTTGCACGCGTGGCCCTTCGTGGTCGAGTGCAAAGACGTGAAGTCCTCGGCGGTACCCGCGTGGATTCGACAGGGTCTAGTCGAGGCGAAGAACGCCGGTTTCCCCTTCGCTGTCGCCGTGCGGAAGAACCGCAACTTCGCCACCCGAACGGCCTCGGTGTACATCGACGTGCGGACGTTCACCCGGCTTCGGCTGTTCCTTCAGTGCCCGTCCGCCGCGTACTTCGCCGGTTGCTACCACTTCGAGCTGTCCGCCCGAGGCACCGATACCGGCCGGTGGTACTTCCGAACCGACCTTCTGTTCTTCGCGGATCTGCTGCGGGCTGTCCGGGCGCAATGGGCGGATTCGGCCTACTCGGACTAGATGAAACCCTCCCGTTCTAAGGCGGGCGAGGAAAGGAATAGTGACTATGCGCTTCACTGACATTCTCGCCCGCTTCTCGCAGGTCGAGGAGGTGTCGGACGGGTACCTAGCTCTGTGCCCCGCACACGCTGACTCGCGTCCCTCGCTTCGCATTTGGCGAGGGGACGACCTGAAGGTTCGGATCGCCTGCCGGACCGGCTGCACCTTCGCCGACGTGGTGAAAGCGGCCGGTCTCCGGCAGTCCGACATGTTCGACGCAACCGGCCCCGGGATCAACGTCCCGAAGGAACGGCCGAAGCTGGTCGGGGTCGGCCCAACTGCCGGGCTAGCCAACTACATTGACCACGCCGTGACCATCCTCCGGAAGCTCGACGACGAGTGGTCGATACGGGGCGCGACCTACGCAGAGAACCGGTTCGGCCTCGACCCGGAAGCGACTTTCGATCTCCGGCTAGGGGTCGACGACGGCGACCTGATCCCTGAGGAGTGGTTCACCTACCGGTCCCGCTCGTTCATGGCATACCCGCGCCTGACTGTCCCGCTGATCGGTTTCGACGGGGTCGCCCGAGGGCTACAGGGTCGGGACCTGTCCGGCAACTGCCCCGGTCGTTGGGTCAGCCTGAAGAACCCCGAGGGGCAGCGCTGGAGTCCCTACGGCGTGTTCCGGGGGCAAGGGGGGTACGGCGTAGCAATCGTCAGCGAGGGACCGGGGGACGGGCTCACGGCGGTTGCTGTCGGATACGACACGGTCGTGATCCGTGGCGCTTCGCTCGCGGGTTCGCCGGAACTACTGGCCGAGCTTGCCGAGGGCTTGCGCGGACAGCAGGTGATCGCCGCCGGAGACAACGACGCCGCCGGGCACGGCTTCAATCAGCGTCTCGCCGAGGGGCTGAAGCCGTTCGGTGTCGAGGTCTTCGGGCTCCGCATCCCTCGACCGGGGGATGACCTGACTGACTGGCGCGAGCGTGACCCCGAGGGCTTCCCGGCTGCCTTGCACGCTGCCGTCAAGGCCGCTCGACCGGTGCAGGATGCCGCCGAGGCGAAGGCCGAGAAGGTGTCGGCCGACGTGACCGACCGGACCGGTAGCGACGTCGTCAGCACCGAGCAGGGGAAGGAGGCTGCACGCGTCCTCGCGGCGCTGGTGACCCGCTTCGGGGAGTCCGACGCGATGAACGCTCACGCGCTGGTCGCGTGGTGCGGGGGCAGGATCAAGTACGCCCCTGGCCTCGGCTACTTCGTGTGGAACGGCGTCGTGTGGGAACGGTCAACTGTCAAGGTCCGTCAGGAAGTTCACCGCATGGGGGCTGCACTGGTCCTCGCGGGCGAGACACAGAAGGCGCGCGGGTTCACCATGACGACCCGTATCGACGCTCTCATGACCGAGCTTCGGTCGGTGCCGAACGTCCACGTGGACGCGTCCGAGTTCGACGCTAACCCGCACCTCGCTACCTTCCGGAATGGAACGGTGGACCTGCGGACGGGCAAGCTTCGCGGGCACGACCCGGCCGACATGCTGACCTACGTCCTCGACATCAGCTTCAAGTCCGAGGCGCAGTGTCCCCGTTGGGAAAGGTTCCTCGACGAAATCTTCCCGGGGAACCCCGACCTTCCGGGCTACATGCGCCGACTGGTCGGCTACGGCATCACGGGCAACACGGATGAACAGTGCTTCGCTGTTCTGTGGGGCAAGGGGGCGAACGGGAAGTCAGTCCTGACCGACACCCTGACGGCTGTCTTCCGGGCTTACACGAAGACGACGCCCTTCGCGACGTTCGAGGAGAAGTCGGGGGGTGGCATCCCCAACGACATTGCGGCGCTTCGGGGTTCGCGCTTCGTCATGGCTGCCGAGGGTGAGTCGGGCAAGCCCATGAGCGAGGCCGTGCTGAAGAGGGTCACCGGTAAGGATGAGATCGCCGCCCGGTTCCTCCGGCAAGAGTTCTTCACGTTCAAGCCGACGTTCCTTCTCATGCTCGCCACGAACCACAAGCCGAAGTTCCGGGGGCAGGATGAGGGGCTTTGGCGTCGAGTGAAGATGATCCCGTTCAAGCGATGGTTCGCCCCGCATGAGCGTGATCACGACCTCGACCGGAAGCTTCTCGCCGAGGCCGAGGGGATCGCCGCTTGGGCGGTCCGTGGCGCTGTCGAGTGGTACGCCACGGGGCTCGAAGACCCGGGGGTGATTAAGAAGGCCGTGAAGGAGTATCGGGAGACGTCAGACGCCCTCGCAGGGTTCTTCCCGGGCATCCTCGAAGCGGCCGAGGACACGCACGCGATGAACGGCACCGAGGCATTCAATGCCTATCTCGATTGGTGCGAGGCCGAGAACCTTCCGTCGCGCGAGCGATGGACGCGCCGAAGCTTCTATGACGCCATGGAGGAACGGGGCGTGACCCGAAAGAAGACGAAGACCGGTATCGCGCTGGTCGGTGTCCGCAACGCGCATGCCGAACCGCCGAACAGTGGACCGGGCATCTTCGCGAAGGACTGACAGAGCACGCCGATAGGGGTCCTCCTCACGTGAGGAGGACCCTTTGCCATGGGGAGAGCACATGAAGACGTATTACCACGGCGTGGCTGGCGAGACTGTCACGGTCTGCATACCTGAGAACGCCGAAGACCTCGGCACGTTCCGAGCGTGGTTCCTCCGGACCGCACAACGGGGTGACGTCGCCCTCGACACCGAGACGACCGGCCTCGATATCTTCAGCACGGGCTACCGTCTGCGGACGGTTCAGTTCGGTGATGCGCACATGGCGTTCGTCATTCACTGGGAGCGAGGGGGCGCGTTCGCCGAGGCGGCCCGGTGGGCGCTCAGCGTCCGGGAAGCTAACTTCCTGATCCACAACGCTGCCTTCGATTGGCTGGTCATCGACCGGCATGCGGGCGTGCCCCTCGAAGTCCTCGCTAAGAAGACGACCGACACGAAGATTCTCGCTTCGCTGGTCGACCCCCGGCAGCCACAAGAGGGCGGTATCGGAACGGGGTTGAAGCCTCTGTCGGCGTACTACGTCGACCAGAGCGCGCCGGACACTCAGGGCGACCTGACGGCGGTCTTCCGGTCCCTCGGGCTGACGAAGGAGACCGGTTGGGCCGGTATCGACCTCGACCACCCGACCTACAACCTGTACGCCGGTCTAGACGTCATCCTGACGGCCCGGCTGTACCCGAAGCTGACGGCGAAGCTCGAATTCCTCGGCGTGCGGCCCCGGTTGGCGCAGTACGAACACGAGATAGCGCGTATCTGCGCGATCATGCAGCGGACCGGGATGGTCCTCGACGAAGACTTTACGCGCGGGCTCGACTCGACCCTTGCGTATGAGTCGGCGACCGAGGCCGAGAAGGCCGGTCGGTACGGCGTCGACAACGTCAACTCGACGGCGCAGATTGCCGAAGCTCTGCTAGGCATGGGGGAGTTGCTGACCGAGCGGACGGCGTCCGGTGCCCTGAAGGTGGATAAGGCCGTGCTGTGCGCCATGGCTGACATTGATCTCCAGTGGAACCCCCTCGGCACGCGCACGCCGAACCCGCTCGCCTCGGCCGTGCTCCGCTCGAAGCGCGCCGGTAAGTGGCGCAGCGCGTACATCGGGACGTTCCTCGACACGGTCGACGCTGACGGGCGCGTGCACCCGCACATCAACTCACTTCAGGCACGCACGGGGCGCATGTCCATCGTGCGGCCCGCACTGCAAACGCTTCCGTCCTCGGATCAGATGATCCGTCGGTGCCTCCTCGCCGAGGAGGGGCACGTCATCGTGTCGACCGACTTCGCGGCCGTCGAGATGCGCGTGTTGGCTGCCCTCGCCGACGTGAAGCGTATGAAGGAGGCGATCCGGTCCGGCGAAGACTTGCACGACTTCACGGCCCGGCTGGTCTTCGGGCCGAACTTCACGAAGAAACACCGAAAGCTCTGTAAGGGCGTCGGCTTCGGGAAGGTCTACGGGGGTGGCGCTGCCACGATTGCCCGGCAGACCGGTGCCCCGATGGACGACGTTCAGCGCGCCATCAGGGCGTATGACTCCGTGTACCCGGAAATCAAGCGTGCGTCCTCTCGCTGGCAGCGTGAAGCACGGGATACCGGAATGGTGCACGTCAGTGCCACCGGTCGCCGACTTCCGCTCGACCGGGACCGTACTTACGCGGTCGTGAATTACGCGTGCCAGTCAGCGGCGCGTGACGTCCTCGGGCAGTCCCTTTTGAACATGGAGGAGGCCGGTCTTCTCGAATACATGCGCCTGCCCATCCATGACGAAATGCTCGCCTCGGTGCCCGCTGGCCAGGCACGCGACCTCGCGACCGAGTTCGAGCGGGCCATGACCATGGACCTGTTCGGGGTGCCGATCGGTGCCGAAGCCGAGGTCGGCGGGCGGTCGTGGGGGAGTCTCTACGGGGCCGACTTCTAAGAACTTTGTGTGACGCTCCGGTCACCCGTGGTGGTCCTCCTCACGTGAGGAGGACCTTCGGCGAGGTTTTTTCAAGATTCTTTAGGCCGGTTCGGCTGACGGCCCGACCAGCTTCACACCTTCGTTACATCTCTCATCCTTCCGGAGTACACCCATGCACTTCGTACATCCGAAGGATGAACCCCCGTTGCACCATCGAAACAACGGTAGACGCCCGAAGTACTAAGCGTCATCGTTGCCAGTAAGCCCGTTGCGGAACCCCTGACACCCATGTTCTTGTCAGCCCTGCAACGACGTGGTCCTAGCGCTAGCCCCCGTCAGAGCACCCCATGACGGGGGCTTCGCCGTGCCTGAGCTGTGCCTTCTGGCAGCCGTGATGCACGTCTCCATGCGCTAGGGCCGGTGTGCCCCCGTCAGATGAAACCTTCCCGTTCCCCAACGGGCAAAGGCACTCACTGACTGGAGAAACACCATGATTGACCTGACCTTCGAGCAGATCAGCGACGCGAAGAACAACGACCTCTCGGCCGTTACCGCCGTGATCGAAGCGACCGAGGAAAGGGTTTTGCAGCTCGCTCGCCGCTTCGCCGGGATCGGCGGACGGCTCGACGAGAACCTGTGCGAAGACCTCGCACAGATCGGCCGGATAGCCGTGTGGGAGGGAATTAGCCGGTTCACCGGTTCCACGGTCGCCGAGTTCTTCGTGTTCGTCGACACGACCGTTCAGGGTCACATGTCGAATGAGCGGAAGTCCGAAAGGCGACAGGGAGTTTCCCGCGAGGTCGCCGCGATATTCGAGACTGCGCTTTCGCTCGCCAATGGCGACGCATACGCCGCCGAGAAGATCGCACAGGATGCCGAGATGGTCACCGCTAAGCGCCGCCTCTCCCCGGAAATGGCACTCGCGGCCCGGCTTTCGTACCAGGGCATGCAGTCGCTTGACGTGCCTGTCGGGGGTGGCGCTGACGGGCTCGACGGAGACATGACCCTCGCTGACCTGCTCGCGGAGAAGATCGGGGTACCGGCCGACCTGTTGGAGCCGTCCGACTTCGAGCGTGCCCGGCGACAGGCCACGACCGACCAGGTTCACGCGACCCTCGACCGCATGGGTCGGCAGAACCAAATAGTCCTTAAGGCGCTGACGGGAATTGACCCGATCGGCTTCTACGGCACCGAGCACGACGAAGAGTTGAGCACGGACCACGGAATAGCCCGTAACCGGATCAAGGTCATTCGCTCGCTCGGTAAGGCCAAGTTCGCCGAGATGTACGCCGCCGCTTACTCCATCTAGTCCGTCCCCCTACCAACTGCCGCTAGGCACGCGCGATTTCAGGAGAGAGACCATGAAGAACATGACCATCACGAACGCTGACGGCTCGACCATCGAGGTCACGGCGGTTGCCGGGGGCGGGTTCGACGCGCACCTTCGGAACATCGCGGGCGAGACGACCGCAACGGTCCACATCACCGACGCCGGGTCGGCCATGCTCGACGCGATGGTGAACGCCGGTGTCTGACCAACTGCCACTGTTCGATGCGATGTTGAAGCGCCGCCGGGAAAACCTCGGCGTGACCCTCGAACAGCCGACGGTCGCCCGGACGACGAACACCCGGGGCGAGAAGACCATCACGGTCAAAGCCCGGTACATCGCTGGTCGGAACATCGACATCACGAACGTTCAGCTGACCGAGGAGGGGGCGGCGGACCTTCGCGATCTGCTGGCCATGGTTCTCGACTTGCCCTAGTCGGGCGTGCTACGGTCCCGACCCGTACCACTCGACGAACGGAGAGACGAAGTGCCGAAGCTCGAACTTCACGACTTGCACAGCCTGAACTTCTCGGCCCGAGGGAAGATCAGGTTCAAGGCAACGGACGACCTGCGGGGCGACGTCGAGGTGACCATCACCGACCCGGACGACGTTCACGCGCTGGTCGAATTCCTCGCCGAGGCGCTTACCGCGTGGCAGTCCCCGGACGGCCCGGGGGAGCGGTTCCAACTGATCGAGTCCGACGCAGCCTGACGAGACTTCCCCCGCTTCGGCGGGGGTTTTCTCGTTTTAGGTCCTCCTCACGTGAGGAGGAGGTGCTACTGTTCTCAAGTCAGCAGCGAGAGAGGGAGCGGGACCATGGCGAAGACCACTTACTACGCACAGTGGAACGGCGAGACGTTCACCCGGACCACGGCCCGGACCTACACGCACGCTGCGGTGTACCGCAACGCCGATGGTGCCGAGTACGCCGGTTCGTTCCACGGTAGCGCTGCTCTCGCTGCGAAGGGTGTCGACGGCCGGAAGCCGATTGCGGTCGTCGAGGTCAGCACCACCCCGGATGCCACACCCGCCCCGGTCGTCGAGGTCGAGGCCGAGGTGATGTGCCCGAACACGGGCGTCGTGAACCCGAAGCGCGTCATGTCGAAGTGTGTCGACTGTGGCAAGGAAGGGACGGTCAACCGGGGAACCGGTCGCCTTCGCGCCCACAAGCCTATGAACACCCCGAAGCCCGCCGAGATCAAGGAAGCCCCCATGGCAAACGTCCCGTCGCTGACCGTCCAAATCACGGCCGAGCTTGCCGGTTCGCTGAAGCGCTCGAAGCTGAACCTGTCCGACGTGATCTCGGCTACTCAGGTCGAGGTCGAGGGCGGGACCGGCGTGCGCATCCTCGCTGACGACGAACTTCGCGGCCCGGTGTCCATCACCCTCGACGAAGACGCCGCTCGCTGGCTCCGGGCGTGCTTCGCGGGCATGGAATGGGCCGACTGAACCGGCCTCGCCGAAGGTCCTCCTCACGTGAGGAGGACCTTTTTTTGTGCCCTCGGTGTTACCGCCGGTAACTTACCGGAGGGTAAGTTAACACACAGTCAATTCTTACATATCACGGTGTCATACCTGCGGGTGAGAGCGTTGTACGCCCGTAGCGTTAGAGGCCCGTAAATTTCTGTCGGCCGATCGGGTGACGCCCGCCACACTAAGCGGATGTGAAGATTCCGTCATGAACTCCGGGATGTACCGCGTCGAGCTGCACGTGACGATCCCTACCCGCCGCCCTTCGGGACGCGTCGTGTGGGTGCCTGCCCCATCTTTGGCGAACGTCACCTTCGTTGAACTAGTCCGTGGACCGGCTGAGTGTGGCCCCCTGGTCGCCACCCTCGGCGGCTATGCCGCTCGCCGTCTGCTGACCGAGGACGCAACCGGGTTCCGAATAGCAGCGCGCGGCGTGACGAGTAGGTTCCTGTGCGCCGTGGGGGAGTGGCACCGGAGCGACGTGGGACAGTTCGTGAACTCCTACGTGTGGGCTGCCGATTGGGACGACGTCCCACCCGCCTGTCTGGCCCGTCTGCGGCCCGCTGAAGGCTACGGGGCAGCCCCGGAGCACATCGCCCGCTACAGCACCGCAGACGACCGTCTAGCGGCATGACAGACACGACGAAGCCCCCGGGACCGATGGACGGTTCCGGGGGCTTCCTAGGTGCTGCTACGGGGCGGGAAGGTGTAGCACGGCGGCGAAGTGGAGCAGCACCCGCCGGGACGCTAGGCCAATCTCGAAGGTGTCGCCGACCACGTCAGCTATGTGCAGCGTGCCGACCAGCTCTCGGCACGCACGGCAGTCGCCGAGGACGACGTCTGTGTCCCCGTCCTCGGTCTCAATCCAGCTCACGCGGCCCCCTGCCGCTGGCCCAGGCGCTCCGGGTGCTCCGTCTCGACGTGACGCCGGGCCAACACCCGGACGTCGCTCCGCCTCGACCAATCTCCGGTGAGGTGTGCGGCTGTCTCCTGCTCCCGTAGGCGGGCGCACTCGGTGCACGGGCGGGACTTAGGCGCGCTGGCCACCCCGCACCCCCTCACAGTGCCGGTACGCCTCGCTGAAGCTGTACCACGTGAGCAGTGCCCCGGATGCGTCGTGAAGGGGGTCAGCGCCAACGGCGACGTACCACGCCTGTCGGTCGGCGCAGAAGTACACCGACGGGAAGCCCGGGGTCGAGTGCTGCGGGACGGGGTCGGGGTGCGTGTCCGGGGTGGCCACAGACACGGGGAGCGATCCCGGTGCCTGTGGCATTCCCCGCACTGGTGTGCGGTCCACAGGGGTCATTTGGAATTGTCCTATGATCGGGGCGAGTTGATCACTCGTCAGCCAACTAGGTAACCCCAGGCTAGACCCCTGTAACCGGCCGTGTCACTCGTTCTCGGCCACGACGCTGTACGTCGTCACGCCGACGCGCACCGAGAAGGACCCGGCTTCGAGTCCTTCGGCGGCGCGTAGGTAGTCCTGTTCTTTCTTCGGCTTGCCCATGTGGTCATAGCCCCGGGCCAACTCCCGTAGCCGGTCGGTCATTTCGCGGAGTGTTCCCCGCTCATGGAACACGGCTACGGGGTCGGGGCGGATACCGCGTCCTTCGTGGGTTTCGGTCATGCCCGCATGCTAGTTGGAGGACAGCCGGAGCAGACCCCGCGTGACTACCTGCGGTACCCGAACCTTCGTGGTAGCGGCCGACCGGGACCACCCGTGCAGCTCGGTGTCATGGTGGGTCGGGGCGGCGTCCCTGTGCCCCGTGTAGGGCTTCCCGTGGCGTCCGTGGTGGTGGTCGCATCCGTCGCCCGGGTGCCCCTTGTGAGGGGTGGTGGGGGTCGGCTTCGGGGTGGGCTTCGTGGGGGCCGGTGTCGGCTTCACGGGTGCGGGCTTCGCTGTCGGCGTCGAGCTGGTCTGTGTCGGCACGGGTGCGGGCTTCGCTGTCGGCGTGGCAGGCCGGACGACCCTCGGCGAGGGAGCGGCGGCAACGGTCCGCTTCGGGTGGGTCAGCGGGGCATCGACGTCGTGATGCCACGGGAGGACGCTGGTCGCTGCCTTACGCATGGTGGGCGTCAGCACAGCGTCGACCAGCGAGTCAGGGAACGCCTCGGGCTTTGTGTGCCCAACCGGTCTCGGCCTCGCGGTGGCAACATCAAAGCTGAGTCCGGCGAGGGCTGTTGCGAGAAAGAGAGTCATCGCTATGGCGCTGACGCGGTCGCCCTTTTCGGGCTCATTCTTGCGGTGCTTCGGGTTGTTCATTGGCGGTGCTCCCGAGGTGGTACGTCCCCGGATTAGAACACCCGGTGCAGGGTACACACAACCCTGTATCGCAGGTCAGGCAGCCCGCATGCGCTCACGCTGGCCCATGGCAGCAGCGAGGGCGAACAGCGCCTCTCGGTTCCGGCCCGACTTGATCTCGATATCGGGCGCATAGCACGCGTACAGCGCCCACCCTTGGCCCCACTTGTTGAAGCCAATACGGAAGGGCACTTCGAGCGTGACGACCAGCTTGGACAGCTCTCCGACCCAATACTTCATGTCGGCCCGACTCAGGCACCCTGAAATGCGAGTCCGGTATTCCTCGGCAGGTGAGATGTCCATAAAGCAAGCCTAAGCCCGAGGGCTGCCCGAAGGTCCGCCCGAAGGGGCAGACGGAGTCATACCGGGGGAGTAGACCGGTATCGACTAGGTCACGGCGCACCCCCTAAACTCCGGGCATGACCTCGACTTCGCTCCGCTACGGCGTCGGCTACTCGCCCGCCGACCGTGCCTTCGTGATCAATGACGCTGTCCTCGGCGGGCCGTGTGGCCTCGGCGGCGAGACGCTGAAGTTCCGGACCATGCGAGCGGCGGGGGAGTGGCTGACGGTCGGCCGACGCTCCGGCCTCGACGACCAGGCGCAGGGCGTTCCGCTGCAAAAGCGCCTGTCAGACGCCCGTAAGGCTGCCCACCGGTACACCAGTGGCTTTGCACTACTGGTTACATCCTCCTTCGAGGATGTAATCTTTGGTGCATGTCGATACCTGCACTGCTAGATGCCGCCGCTGACCTGCTGCAAGACACCCCGACACGGTACCTGTACCCGGTCGACCCGACCCGCGCGCACATGCCCCGGGCAGTGATCTACGCCCGGCAGAGCAAGCGCCAGGAAGACGACTCGTCTGCCTCGCCGCTCATGCAGCGGACGCGGGGCGAGGCGCATTGCGCAGCGCAGGGTTACAACCCCGTTGCGTGCTTCTCGGACGTCGGGAAATCCGGGTGGGACGCGAAGGTTGTGCGGCCCGGGTTTGAAGAACTCATGGCATGGGTCCGGGCCGGTAAGTGCGACGTGGTCGTTATCTACATGCTGTCCCGGCTGACGCGTCAGGGTGCCCTCGACGCCATGAACATCGAAGCCGAAATGCGTAAGCACGGTGTCGCCCTGGTCTCGGTGCGTGAGCCGTATCTAGACACCTCCTCGCCGGTCGGCATTGGCATCTTCGCGATTATCGCGGGATTGGCTAAGCAGGAGTCCGACAACAAATCGGATTTCGTCACCGACGCGCGGGACGAAGCCCGACAGGTCGGCGGACACCTTTCCGGACCAGCGCCGTTCGGCATGAAGTCGACGTCGGCGAAGTCGGAGACCGGCGTGAAGTTCATAAAGCTGATTCCCGAAGACGTCGAGCACTTCCCGGGAATGACCGAAGCGGACGTCGTCCGCAGCATGGTCGCCATGGCGCTAGCCGGTAAGAGCCCCGGCCGGATTGCCGAGTGGCTGAACGCCGAAGGCATCCCCTCGCCCGCACACCGTGCGCAGCACCTCGGCCGGATCTTCGGGAACACCAAATACGAAACCGTCCTAGTGCCCTCTTGGGTCGCTACGCAGGTCTACCGGGTGCTGTACGACCCGCGTATCGGCGGCATGGCCGGAGACAAGTCGGGTAGCTACACGTACACGCTGCGGCGCGACGAAGCCGGGAACGTCCTCGCCCCGCACGTCGGCATCATCGCGGCGTCCGAGTGGTACCTGTTGCAGGAAGCCCTCTCACCGAAGGGCAGGGTCACCCGGGAAGCCCGCAAGGGTCACACGTGGCTCATGACCGGGTGGGATTTCCTCAAGTGCTTCTGTGGTGTCAGCGCCACGTGCAGCGGCGAGACCAACCGTGCCCGGTCCTACCGGTGCAGCCGCAACAACGAGTACCGGAAGCTGCACAACCACGCCGGTACGTCGGTCATGTCAGACATCACGGATGACTACGTGGCCGAGCGGGTGTTTGCCCGGATCATCAACGCCGACATTGAGAACGAGGATGACGCCGTTCTGCTGACCGAGGCGGCACGCCGGTATGCCGGAAGCGTCGACACGACCGGGCAGGCGCGGGAACTTGCTGCCGTGAAGGCACAGCTCGACCACACCACGGCGAGCATTGCCGAGCTGTACGAAGACAAGGATGTCCACAAGCTGTACCAGGGTCGCGAGGGGAAGGCAGCGTTCGCCCGTGCCCTCGCTGCACTCCGCCGGACCGAGGACGAGTGCCGCGCGCTCCGGGATGAGTTCGAGGCCGCGCAAGCGCAAGCGATCGTGCTGCCGCTGGACGAGTGGTACGGCGATAACGCCGACCTAGACGACCCTGTCGGCCCGGGGTCGCCCTGGTCGACGTGGGGCATCCCGCGTAAGCGTGAGTTCCTGTCCCTGTGGCTCGACAGCGTGACCATGATTGCCCCGCCGAAGCCGGGCACTCGGGTGCCGATCGAAGAACGGCTGACGTTCCAATGGGCGAAGCCCGCTGACGACGACCAGGAAGACGACTGACGGCCCGCGTACGGCCCTGAGACTGCCCCTGACAGGCATCGACCCGTCGGGGGCTTTTTCATGCCCGCAGACGGGCACGTGTGCCCTCGGGTGTTACCGCCGGTAACGGCACAGCGAGGGAGCGAAGCGCCGAGGGGTGGTGACGAGTGACGTTTCTAGCCTCTTTTTCGGTATGTCTATAGAGAGTCTAAAGAGAAACCAGAAACAGCGTCCGTTCCGTCACTCGTCACCGAGGGGCGCACCGCGCATGAAACCTTCCCGTTCCCGTGAAACCTTCCCGTTCTAGTAGGGGTAGAGAGCGGGACACCGCGCACCCTCCACTGACGAAACGGCGGACCGAGATCCCCTCTCTAGTTTCCTCGCGTTCCCCGCCCTCTCTCCCGGGTTGAGCGCGAGGCCATGGGTTGTGAGGCGCAATTGGACGCGCACCGAGCTGAACACTCGGAGGATGCAGGTTCAAACCCTGTCACAGCCCACAAGGGTCTTTAGGCTAATTGGCACAAGCCGCCCGCCAAAAGCGGGTAACCCGGGTTCGATTCCCGGCGGACTCCCGATGCATGAGCTAGGTACCGTTCTGTCGGTGTGCGTCAAAACCCTAGCAATGTCGCTTGTAGCTCAGTGGTAGAGCGCCGGAGGGCTCCGGAGGGCACGGGTTCGAATCCCGTCAGGCGACCTACGGCCGGACAATAGCCCCTGACCGGGCAACGATACGGCCGAGGGGTAAATTCAAGGTGTATCCGTCCCGAGTAGCCGAGACTAGTCATCAGAGGTGAAACGGAGGGTGGACGGTTCGATTCCGTCGCCCCGCTTTGGCGTGTAGCTCAGTCGGCAGAGCACGGGATTGTTAATCCCGGTGCCGCAGGTTCGACCCCTGCCACGCCAGCGCGACCGGGTGTCAGGTAGTGCAATTCTCCGGATCGAAACCCTGACAACATGCGTTGAGTGCTGGGACACAAGCGAGGCTGTAAACCTTGCGCCTTCGGGCTAGACCGGTTCGATTCCGGGGCGGCGCACTTCGCCCGCTTAGCCCAACGGCAGAGGCGCAGCGCTTAGGACGCTGAGGTTCCCGGTTCAAATCCGGGCGCGGGTACGCAAGACGTCATCCTCACGTGAGGATGACCTGAAAGGGGCACCATGCGCGTTGCAGCAACTCGACGACGCCGTAAGGCAGTCGAGGACGGTAACGACGCCGCCCGAAGGCTTCGGAAGACCATCCGTGCCGCTGGTGGCGCGCAGTGCGCACGCTGCCCCTGTTGGGTGCTGACATCCGCCCTCGACGTCGACCACATCCGTCCGATTGCCCATGGTGGCGAGGACGTAGACGAGAACGTTCAGGCGCTCTGCCGACCCTGCCACAAGCTGAAGACGCGAACCGACTTCGGCTTCTCGAACACTCCCTTCTGAGGTGCCCTTGACCTACTCGACTACGCCTCGCGTCGGTCAGTTCGGACTGACTGAAATCAGCGGCCTTACCGGTCGTGCAGTCGAGCTAGGTCAGCGTCTCATTGGCTCCGGGTCGCGCTACACGCACGCCTTCGTGTACGTCGGCGAAGGCATGATCGTGCAAGCTCAGCCGGGCGGCGCTGTGTGCGTCCCACTGGACACCGTTCAGGGCGACGTCGTGTTCAGCGACTTCCCGCTGACTGGCCTCGAAAATCTTCGTATCGCCACCGCTGCAAAGTGGTTGGTCGGTACGCCTTACTCGTTCCTCGACTATGCCGCCATTGGTGCGGCTCGGCTGCTGCACACGGAGCGCCTAGAGCGCTACGTCAGCGACCGAGGACACATGATCTGCTCTCAGCTAGTCGACGTGGTTTATCGACAGGCTGATATCGAGCTGTTTCCCGAACGGCTTGTCGGTGACGTCACTCCCGGCGACCTAGCGCGTCTGATCGGAGCCTGAATGCCGCACTGTCAGGCTTGCCCTTCTGAGGCCGTTGTCCATTGGGTACGTCGCCCTACGGCTGTCGAGCTTGCTAGCGCGATTGCTAGCGAGACTAGTCGGCGTGACGACATCACCCTTCTGTCCGACCCTGATAACCCGCCTACGTTCTCCGATATGCCTTCGGCACCGGATACCGTAATGGCGGTGTACGCGTGTGTTGCCCATAGTCTCACCCTAGAACTTGCGGCCCATATACACGCGTCAGGCTGTACAGCGCCGAATGTGGCAACGCTGCCTAACTGTGACTGCTCACCTGAGCCATTGCCTAGCAATGATGAAAGCGAGTCCGACGGCAGTAGCCCCGACAGGGTTATGCCCACAGGATGGCAGTAGTGCCCAAGAGACCATGCCTCGACTGTTCGAGGCTGACCACCAATGCTTCGCGCTGTGATATATGCGGCGCTGCCTATGGACGCAGAGTGAATGCGTACCGTGGCAGCGCTACTAATCGTGGCTATGGGTACAAGTGGCAGCAACAGGCTGTAGTAGTACTCAACAGACACCGAGCTGTGCACGGTGAGCTGTGCGGCGGATACCTTGTGCCACCGCATCCGGCAAGCGATCTCACCGTTGACCACATCATCCCTAAGGCTGTTGGTGGGACGGATGATGACGAGAACCTTCAGGTTCTCTGCCGAGGCTGCAACGGTCGCAAGCGCCACAACGTGGGCTAGGTCCTCCTCACGTGAGGAGGACGTTCGCTATGCGCATTGCCTCGCTGGCAGGCTGCCTGCTCCATGCATATGTATGCGACCCCGGGGGCGGTTTATTCATTAGGCGCATGAACCTTCCGGACCCTGCCCCCATGGCCCGACACATCGCCGCAGGTTAGGAGGCGGGGGGTATGGCCCTCCGGAGCGCATAAAACGACTTAGGAGGGGGTTTTGGCGTGCCCGGACCACCCCCTAAGCCCAATGAGCAGAAGCGAAAGCTCGGTAACCCGGGTAAGCGTGAGCTTCCGGCAGTCACCGAAGTAATCTCACTTTCGCCGCTCCCGTTCGCCCCACCTGCTGACCTCGGTACCGCCGGTATCGACTTCATTCGCAGCGTGGTCGCCTCGACGCCATGGCTAGCCGACACCGACCGTCCAACGGTCGAGCTTGCGGCCCGTCTGGTCGACGAGTGCGCAGAGATGGCGGCCGATATCGAGGCCACTGGTCGACTGCACATGACCGAAAAGGGATACCCGGTCATTAACCCGCTGGTCGGCGCACTCGCCACTAGCCGGAAACAGCTTCATTCCGTCCTAGCGTCTCTCGGATACACGCCCGCCGACCGAACCCGAATGGGTCTCGCCGAGGTGAAGGCGAAGAACGCATTCGAGGAAATGCTGAGCAAGCGTTCCAAAAGGGAGTAAGCGTGTCGGACCAGAACGATTACCAGAGCTGGAATATCAACTGTTCGTTCTACAGCAACAACGGCGGGCTTGCCTCGCTCATGGTCAACTGTCCGGATATCGCATTCCCTGAGCTGACCGACGAACTAGCTATCGCGCTGGTCGAGAACTTCAAGGCAGCGTTCCCGGCGGAACTTCAGCCTCAGCTTCAGATCTTCATTCAGCGAACGCGCACCGTGCTCACGCCCGTGGTTCCGGACCTGACTGCCACACCGCCCGCATTCCCGTCCTAACGCCGCTGTGAGGTGCCATGGCTTCGCCGTTGTACCTCTCGCCGGTAAGCGCTGCTGAAGCCCGAGGGGGCGACGGCGACGACTTCGGGAACTTCACTCAGTTTCTCCGGGTGACGAAAGACTCTGTCGGCGGTTCCGCTGGTGAGCCAATGGTCATGCGCCCGTGGCAGACAACGATGATTTCCCGCCTCCTCGCCCGGAGGCCCGACAACGGCCGATTGAAGCACCGACAGGCGCTTATCGGCATCCCGCGTAAGAACGGGAAGTCGGCCCTCGGCGCTGGAGTGGCGCTGTACGGCCTCGCGTTCGGCCCCAAGGGTGGCGAGGTCTTCAGTTGTGCTGCCGACAAGGAACAGGCCCGAATCGTCTTCGGCACGGCTAAGAAGATGGTCGAGCTAGAGCCACAATTCTCCGGCCTGTTCAAGTGCTACCGGGACGCAATCGAGCTACCGGCGACCGGCAGCGTGTACCGCGTGCTGTCCGCCGAGGCGTTCACGAAGGAGGGTCTGAACCCTCACCTAGTGCTGTTCGACGAAGTCCACGCTCAGCCCTCGCGGGAACTGTGGGACGTCATGGCGCTTGCCACGGGTGCCCGTGTCGAGCCGCTTCTAGTCGGCATCACGACTGCCGGGGTCAAGACGGACAACTCCGGTGCGGACAGCTTGTGTTACGGGATGTATCAGTACGGGATTCAGCTTGCCAAGGGTGAGCTAGTCGACCCGTCCTTCTACTTTGAGTGGTGGCAAGCCCCTGAGGGGGCGGACCACACCGACCCGGCCGTGTGGGAGGCAGCGAACCCCGGTTACGGGGACATTGTCTCCGCTGACGACTTCTCGTCGGCTGTGCTCCGCACGCCTGAGAACGAGTACCGCACGAAGCGCCTGAATCAGTTCGTCAGCACGGCTACCACGTGGCTGCCGGGCGGGGCGTGGGACGCGTGCACGGCTACCGAGGTCGAGCGCGAGATACCCGACGGGACCGAAGTGGTCCTAGGGTTCGACGGCTCGTTCAACAACGACTCGACAGCGCTGGTCGTCGTCTCCTGCCCGCAGGGCGAGGAGGACATGCCCTTTATCGACGTCGTCGCCGCTTGGGAGAAGCCTCGCGAGAACGGTCAAGACTGGTCGGTGCCCATTGTCGACGTCGAGGCCGAGATTCGCGCCGCATGTCGCAAGTGGCAGGTTCGCGAAATCGTTTGCGACCCGTACCGGTGGGCGAGGACGTATCAAATCCTCGAAGACGAAGGCTTGCCGGTCGTCGAGTTCCCTCAGTCGCCCGCCCGCATGGTGCCAGCGACACAGCGGTTCTACGAAGCCGTAATGAATAAGACCGTGTCGCACTCCGGTGACCCCCGACTAGCACGGCACCTCTCCAACTGTGTTATCCGAACCGACAGTCGGGGTTCTCGGCTGTCCAAGGATGCCAAGGGATCGCCTCGGAAGATCGACCTCGCCGTCAGTGCCGTAATGGCCATGGAACGCGCGTGCGTCGAGCCCGAACGTGAGCCTGAACCACAGTTCTTCAGTTGGGCCGACCTATAAGGGACATCACGTGATTCTCAAGCGCCTTAAGCCTCTCGTCACCGGTCGCCGTTTCGGCGCAGTGACCGACCTAGCCGGTCTCGGCTTCCTGGTCGGCTCCGGGTGGCACTGGGGGACAACCCTCGGCCTCGCCCTGACTGGCGTTGCCCTCTTGCTAGTTGGGCTGGTGGTGAGCGCGGATGAGCCTACTCAGCCGAGCAGCTAACGCCGCTCAGTCCTCGCGCGGGATGCTCGTCTCGGGCGCTGGTGACCCATGGGCTATCCCCTCGAACGGCTCACTCGCTGGCAACGTGCACTCCGGTGTCGTCGTCACCGAAGACACCGCGATGCGCCTTACGGTCGTCGCTGCGGCCGTCCGCATCATCAGTGAGGCTGTCGCCGGTCTCCCGTTCGACGCTGTGAAGTCGGACGGCGAGGTTCGGAAGACCGTCGAGCCACCGCCCGCCATCATCTCCGACCCGTTCGGCGGGGGTGCCAACACGGCGCTTCTCAGCCGACGTTCCGGCTTCGGTCAGCTCATGGTCTCGCTACTGCTTAGAGGCAATGCGTACTGTGCCGTGCTGGCTTCGGACCGCATGGGTCGACCGACCCGGCTTCGTGTGCTCCACCCGGACAACGTCCGGTGTGAGTTCGACGACGAAGGCAACAGGGTCTACACGGTCGACCGCGAACCGGTGCCAGCGAGCAGCATCGTTCATCTCATGGGCATGAGCTACCCGGGCGCAGCAACCGGGATCAGCGTCATTCAGTACGCCCGAGAGTCAATCGGCCTCGGCCTCGCTGCGGAGCAGTTCGGAGCACGGTTCTTCGGCTCCGGCGCACACATGACCGGCCTAATCGAGGTCCCTGGCGACCTCGACAAGGAACGCGCCCGGACGCTCAAAGAGTCGATGCAGGCTTCGCACGGCGGACTCAGCAACTCTCACACGGTGGGCGTGCTGTCCGGCGGCGCGACATGGAAGCCAATTTCCGTCACGCCGGAAGATGCACAGTTCCTCGGCACTCGCGCGGCTCAAACCCTCGACCTGGCAATGCTGTTCGGGGTTCCGCCGCACATGCTCGGACAGGTCGACAAGACCACGTCATGGGGAACGGGTATCGAGCAACAGGGAATCGGCTTCCTTGCCTACACCCTCGCTTCCTGGCTAGGCCGGTTCGAGGATGCGTGGTCCGCCATGCTGGCCCGTCCGCTCGCCGCGAAGTTCAACGTTGACGCGTTGCTACGGACCGACGCTGCCGGGCGTATGGCCTTCTACTCCGCCGCACGCGCGGCGGGCATCCTGACTCAGAACGAGATCAGGGCACTTGAGAACTTCGGCCCGGTCGAGGGTGGCGACGACATCGCTGCCCCGCTGAACAGCAACGTGAAGCCCATGAAGGATGCAGCCGCTTCCCCTTCCGCGCCGAAGGCTGACGATTTGGGGGCGGTGCTGTGACAGAACTATCTGTGCGCGCGGCTCAGTTGGGCGTGGTCGAGAACCGAAGCCGACCCTTCGAGGGTATCGAGCTGCGGGACATCGACGACGGTACGGGAGGGAACACCCTCCGGTTTACCGGGTACGCGTCGGTGACTGAGACTCCGTACGAAATGCAGGACTGGCTAGGTGATTACACCGAAGTCGTCCGCCGAGGGTCCTTCTCGAAGACCCTTGCGAACGGTGCTGACGTGCCGTTCAAGCTGAATCACGACGGTATGACGCTGGCCCGCACGAAGTCGGGAACCATGCGCCTCGCCGAGGACTCGACCGGTCTGCACGTCGAGGCCGACCTAGACCCGGCGAACCCGCAGGTTCAGGGGCTTCGATCCGCCATGCAGCGGGGCGACCTCGACGAAATGAGCTTCGCCTTCCGGGTGAACGCTCAGGAGTGGTCGCCGGATTGGTCGCAGCGCGACATTACCGAGGTCGACGTTCACAAGGGTGACGTCAGCCTTGTGAACTACGGGGCGAATCCGCACACTGCGGGACTGACCTCGCTCCGAAGCGCCGACCTCGCTCGCGTGCTCCGGGAGATCAGCGACGGACCGGTGAACGAGGAACGCATTCGCGCTGTCCTCGCATCCCTCGACGAAGCCCGCGAAGAGGCTACCGAGGTCGAACCGGTCGACCTGTCGCTGTACGAAGCGCGCTTGCGAGCGCTGCACCTCTAACCCACCTGAAGGGTCCTCCTCACGTGAGGAGGACCTTCGCCATGCCTAAAAACTGGAGTGCCACACATGCGCGACGTCATTAACGGCGTGATCGCCAACCGCACCGAGGCTCGCGGGAAGCTCGACGCGATGCTAGAGAAGGCGAAGGGCGAGGCCCGGGGCCTGTCCGAGGCCGAGAAGACCGAGTTCGACACCGTCGAGGCCGAGGTTCGCGCCTTCGATGCCCGAATCGAGGAGCTAGACACTCAGATTCGCGCTGACGAGAAGGCTTCCGAGGTCGCGAAGCGCTACGCGTCCGGCATCACCGTGACCAGTGAGCCCGAGGTGTACCGGCGCGGTACCGGTGAGCGGTCCTACTTCAAGGATCTTCACCTAGCCCGCAACAAGGGTGACCGAGAGGCCGTCGAGCGGCTACAGCGCAACGACCGGATGCGCACCGAGGCCGAGAAGCGCGCGCTGACCACGACCAACGGTGCGGGTGGTGAGTTCGTTCCGCCTCAGTGGCTTGAGAACGAGTTCGTTCGCCTCGCGCGCCCGGGTCGCATCACTGCGAACCTGACCCCGACCTTCGATCTTCCGGCGGGCACTGACTCGCTGAACATCCCGAAGGTGAACACCGGTACTGCCGTTGCTCAGCAGACCTCGCAGAACACTGCGGTTCAGCAGACCGACCTGACGACCGGCAGCATTTCCAGCCCGGTCGTGACCATCGCGGGTGGTCAGACCATCAGCCTTCAGCTTCTGGAGCAGTCGCCGCTGAACGTTGACGAACTGATCCTAGGTGACCTCGCGTCCGCCTACGCCGTGTCGCTGAACGCACAGGTTCTCGCTGCTGCGGGTGGTGCTGGCAACCTGACCGGCATCACCAAGCTTGCCGGTACCAACGCTGTCCCGTACGTCAGCGCCTCGCCTACCGTGTCGCTGCTGTACAGCAAGATCGCCGGTGCGATTCAGGCCGTGCACACCTCGCGGTTCCTGCCCCCGGACGTCATCATCATGCACCCGCGTCGGTGGGCGTACCTGATCGCCGCTTCGGACAGCTCGAACCGGCCTCTCGTCACCCCGCGTGCGCAGGTCCCCATGAACGCTCTCGCGAACATGGGCGAGGTCGCCTCTCAGGGCTACGTCGGTGAGATGCAGGGTCTTCCGGTCTACGTGGACCCGGGCATCACCGTGACCAACGGTGCGGGCACCGAAGACATCATCATCGTTGCCCGCATGGCCGATCTGATGCTGTGGGAGGGCACCGTTCGGGCCGAGGCGTTTCAGCAGACCTTCGCTCAGAACCTCTCGGTGTTCATCCGGCTGTACAACTACGCGTCGTTCCAGGCCGCGCGTTACCCGCAGAGCGTCAGCATCGTGTCCGGTACCGGCCTGATCGCCCCGACCTTCTAAGTCGGAGCCGGTAGGGGTCCTCCTCACGTGAGGAGGACCCTTCCCCATGAGAGGAGTAAGCCCGTGTCGCTCATTTACTACACGGGGCAAGACGTCGGGCTGACTGCCTCTCCGCTGGACGACCAGGGGAACCCCGTGGCGGGGTCTGTGGCGGTCCTGGTGACTGTCACAGACCCTTCCGGGTCTCTCAGTACCCCGTCGGTCTCCGCGCCCGTTAGCGGGGCGTACAGCGCCGTTGTGCCTGCCGTCTCGACCCCGGGCGTGTGGCTGGTCCGATGGTCTGCCACCGGAACCGGCGTTGCGTGGGTCAGCGAGACTCAGTTTCAGGTGCGACCGGCAGGCATTGAACAGCTTGTCGACCTTCCCTCGGTGAAGGCACATCTCAACATCCCTGCCAACGACGACAGGCAGAATGACGAACTTCAGGGCTTCATTCTCGCGGCTGCCGACCTCGCCCGCGATTTCTGCGGCCCGTTCCTTCCGGAGACGCACACCGAGTTCTTCAACGGTGGCGTACCGACCGTGGTCCCCGATTGGCTGCCGATTCTTAAGGTGCTGTCGGTCACGGAGTACTACGGGGTGTCTTCGTGGGTGCTCACAGAACAGCCCCTAGACGCCCCTGTCGACCAGTTCGCATACACGGTCGACTACCAGTCGGGCGGCATCACTCGCCGGTCCTACAGCGGCGATGCAGCGTGCTTCGCCGGGGGAGTGAAGAACGTCAAGGTGGTCTATTCCGCCGGACGCGCTTCGGTCCCGTGGAACGTGCGCCTCGGCTGCCTCGAACTGATCCGCCACCTATGGCAGTTGACGCAACAGGGTGGACGGCCGAAGTTCGGCGGTGCTGGCCTCGACGGTTCCGACATGCCTGCCTCGACCGGCTTCGCGCTGCCCAACCGCGTGATTCAGCTATGGGGCCCGACCCGTCGACCCCCGGGAATCGCCTAGTGAACATACCCGAGAGTTCCGCACCGGCCGCGCGAAAGTGGCTGTTCGACGCGCTGACCCTCGCCCTTCCCCTCGACCAGCTAGACAAGTCGGCAAGCCTTCTCGTCTGTTACGACCAGCCGGGGCCGAATCAGCCGAACGACATTGTGTCGGTCGGCAAGGTTCACCGGCAGATCGCCGTAAGCGCCATGGTCGGCGACGGTGGGGCCGGTTGGCTCGAAGAGAACTACACGATTGAAGTCCTGGTCGAGGTCTTCCGGGGTGGCGATACGGCCCCTGCCGCGTACAACCGCACTTCCGACCTAGTGAACGCAATCGTCGCTGTCGTCCGCTCTGACCTGTCCCTAGGCGGGGCGGTTCTGCGAGCAAAGCCCGTGTCGGACTCGACCGAAGTCGAGTGGGACGACGACCACGGCGGGCAACTCGCGACGTCCACCGTCGAAATCAGTTGCTACCAAAGGATTTAGCGTGCCCGCATTCACCTACACCGGTTCGGATGACCGGTATTACCCCGGCATTGGCCGAGAGGTTCGCCCCGGTGACTCCGTCAACTGGGATGCCGACCCCGAGGACGGCCGTTGGTCGGCCCTCGGCGACTCCGCCCCGGTGGCCCCTGCCCCTGCCCCTGTCACTGCCCCTGCCGCTCCCGCTGTCATCGACGCGACCGAGGCGGCCCCGACCTCGAACGGTGGTGCTGCGTAATGCCGCAGAGCACGGCTAAGAGTTTCCTCGGCATTGCGAAGGAGGCTGTCTACGGCACTGCGGTGCCCCCGACTGCCTTCCTTCCGGTGTCGACCATCACGCCGAAGGACGCTGTGACCCTGATCCCTGACAAGGGGTGGCGGGGCAGCATGGTCGAGACGTACGGCGAGACTGCCGGGCCGGTGTACTCGACCATCGACTTCGATGGTGACGTGTACGCCGATACTCTCGGCTTCCTTCTCGCGGCTGTCCTCGGCGACCTGACCACGACCGGCGCGACTGCCCCCTACTCGCACGCCTTCTCGGTGCTGAACTCCGGTACCGGGCAGCCGACTTCGTACACCGTCACCGACGCGTACGCCGTAGGCACCCGGGCGTATGCGGGCGCGAAGTTCTCCGAGCTGGGTCTGAAGTGGAACGCTGACGGCCTTCTGACCTTCTCGGCGAAGGCCACTTCTCAGGGCAGCGTCACGGCGACCCTGCCGACGTCGAGCTTCACCAGCGTCCCGCCGTTCACCGGCTGGTCTGGTACCGCGAAGATCGGCGGCACCCTCTCGACCGGCGTCCTCGACGCCGAGGTGACCATCAAGCGACCGGTCACTGTGCTGAACGCTGTCGACGGGTCGCAGGGTCCGGCCGCACTGTGGTCCGGTCCGGTGAGTGTCGACGGAAAGATGACGCTCATCATGGAGGACGACACCGCGCTGACCAACTACCTGACTCAGGTTCAGCCCGCCCTCGAATTCGCGTGGTCGCAGGGTACCGGCCTCACCGCTACCGGCCTGACCCTGCACATGTCTAAGTGCGCTTACAGCGCTGCGGACATCACCCGGGGCAAGGATTACGTCGAAATCCCGGTCACCTTCACTGCGGTTGCGAACATCACCGACATTGGCACCTCGGCGGGTTACTCCCCGATTAAGGCCACCCTCACCAACGGCATAGCTTCTGGAGTGTTCAAGTAATGACCGACGTCACCGTTTCCACCGTCAACCCGGCCGAGGCTTCTCACGTGCTGCTGCCGTCCGGCGCGACTGCCGACCTTCGCCCCGTCAGTGACGTCACCGAGCGTCTTCGTCGCCCGATCAAGCGGATTCAGACCACCCTCGCGGGCATGCCTGCCTTCGCTGCGGCTGTCGCCGAGGCTCAGAAGTCCGAGGGCACCGACCTGACTCCCGAGGCTCAGCTTCGGATCGCTGCGGGTATGGGCGAGGCGTTCGACCTTCTCGAAGGTCTGAATGACGCCCTGATCGTCGCTGCGGTCCGTGGTTGGTCCTACGGCTTCCCGGTCACTGCGGACGCCTGTCAGGACCTTCCCGGGCGTGATCTCGACGCCCTACGGACTGTCGTCAGCCCGTACCTGAAGGAGATCATGCCTGACTTCGAGCCGACCCCGGCGGCGGACTCCCCTACCGTGCCCTCCGTCGCCTAGCTTCGGCGCTGGAGGGGAATACCTCTTACACGCCGGACGAGTACCCATCCGAGGAGTATCGGACGTGGCGACTCTGCACGCTGTTGCATTGTCGCCCGTCCGACCTCGACGGCGAATCGGCCCTTGAACTCGATTGGCTTCTAGCCGTTGACGACACGGTCGAGAAGGTGCGCGCGGCGCAGCAGGAGAGGGCGAACAATGCATGACGCCCTAAGGTCCTCCTCACGTGAGGAGGACCCGTGGCTGACGGAATAACGGGTGGCTTCCGTGCCACCGTATCCGAGGCCGAGGCAGCACTTACCCGCATGGACCGGCAGGTTGACCTAGCCACCCTCGCAGCACTCAAGAAGTCGCAACAGGCGGCGAAGACGGCCGTCAGGTCGGGAATGCGCGGTCGTGCCCGGTGGGATCACCGAGGCGCAGGCAAGTCGGGTGTCGCCGTGAACCTGAAGCTGAATCCGCCGCACGTGGCGAAGTCCGGCGGCCCGGGTCAGCTAACCGGCCACCTTCGCCGGGCCGTTGGCTCCGTGAAGCGACCTAAGAAGGTCGAGGGCGGTTGGTCCGGCGGTGTCGGTGCGGGTGGTCGAGAAAGCTCGACGAACGTCTATCGCGCGAAGGTCGAAGGCGCGTACCCGTACATGAAGCCCGGAGTCGAGAAGGTCAAGCCGAAGATTCCGGCCATTTATCACGCCGCGTGGCTAAAGGCCACTCAAAAGTAAAAGGGGGTCAGAGTGTCGTCCCTACCCCCGGTGTTTATCGAGTTCCTAGGTAAGGCGACCGGTCTATACGCCACAACCCGAGGTGTTAAGTCCGAGCTTGCGTCGGTCGAGAAGGAGGGCGGGGGAAACCTCTCCAAGCTAGGGGCTGTCTCTAAGGCGGCCCTTCTCGGTGTCGGTGTTGCTGCTGCTGCGGCTGCCGTGAAGACCGTCCACATGGCGGCGGATTTTCAGACTCAGATGACGCGAGTCCGCACGGGTGCCGGTGAACTTGCCTCGAACATGGGCATGGTCGGTTCCGGCGTGCTGAAGATGGCGGGGGAAGTCGGTCAGTCGACCGAGTCTCTGACGTCCGGCCTGTACATGGTCGAGTCCGCCGGTTACCACGGACAGGACGCGCTTAACCTGCTGAAGACGTCGGCTATGGGTGCGAAGGTTGGCGCTGCCGACCTCGCCACCGTGACCGACGCTGTCACTACCGCGATGAATGCCTACAGCATGAACACCGGTACGGCAGCACAGAAGCAGCAGAACATGACTGACGTCATGAACGCCCTGATCGGCACCGAGGCCGAGGGAAAGACGAATCTCGAAGCCCTCGCGGGTTCGATGGCGTCCATTCTGCCGGTCTCCTCGGCGGCGCATGTCGGGCTGAACGAAGTCCTCGGCGCAATGGCCACGATGACCAGTCAGGGCACCTCGGCGGACGTCGCTGCAACGTACCTGAAGCAGACAATCGGCATGCTGTCGAACCCGTCGGCTAAGGCCGCAGCGACCATGAAGGGTCTCGGGCTATCCGCTGTCGGGGTCGCGAAGGAACTCGGCTCAAAGGGTCTCGCTGCCACCCTGACGACCCTCACCAGTGCGATTAAGGACAAGATGGGCCCCTCGGGGACCGTCCTTATCAACACCCTGACGAAGGCCGCGAAGTCGGGTAAGGACTATCAGTCTCAGCTAGAGAAGATGTCCGGGTCTCAGAAGACCTATATCGGCGCACTGGCGACTATGGTCGGCGGTACAAAGTCGATGATGGGCGCTCTCCAGTTGACCGGCGACCACATGGCGACGTTTCAGGCCAATGTCGCCGGGGTGGCACAGCACGTTAAGGACGGCGGGACCGGGATTGAAGGTTGGGCTGACGTCCAAAAGACTTTCAATCAGCGCATGGCCGAGGCTAAGGGCTCAATCGAGGCCGTAGGCATTTCGATCGGTCAGGTTCTACTGCCGTACGCAACGAAGATGGTCGGTTGGCTTTCTACCGGCGTCACGTGGCTGACTAAGCACCGTGCAGCGGTAATCGTCCTCGCGTCCGCTATCGGCGGTGTCCTGGCAATCGGTCTCGCTGCTGCTGCGGTCGCCGCGTGGAGCTTCACGGCTGCCATTCTCGCTAACCCGGTGACGTGGATTGTGGTCGGTGTAATGGCCCTTGTGGCTGCACTGGTCATGCTGATTATGCACTGGCGTTCCGTGTGGAACTGGATCAAGACGGATATCCCGGCGGTGGCGAAGTTCTTCACCGCTACGTGGTCCGTCGCGATGGCTGCATTCCACGCGATATGGAACATTGGCGTCAACGCCGTGCACGCCCTCGCGAAGTGGTTCGACGACAACGTGCTGAAGTGGCTCCGCGCACGAATGGCGGACCTGACCGGCTGGTGGTCCTCGCACTCGACGGAGATCAGCGAAGCGTGGTCGCTCGTATGGACCATCGTTAAGAATGACGCGTCGGTCGTGTGGGGGTTCCTGAAGGCTGGAATGGTCCTGCTGCAAGGCGCGTGGAATGTCGCTTGGGCGGTAATCAAGGGCGTCGTCGTGCTGGTCTGGGACGCGATTTCAAATGCGATCACCACGGTTATGCACATTGTGATGAACACAATCGGGGTAATCCTCGACGTCATCACGGGCCACTGGGGCAAGGCGTGGCACGACCTGTTGAAGCTGGTAACTCAGGCTTTCGGGGACGTGACCCACTTCCTAGGGTCGCTGATCGGCGACTTCGGCTCACTGCTCTACAGCGCGGGATCAGCCCTGATCGAGGGACTGATCAAGGGCGTCGAAAGCATGGCAGGCGCGGCCGTCAACGCCGTTAAGAAGACGGCTAGTTCACTCGTCAGCTCGGCGAAGTCCGCCCTCGGTATCTTCTCGCCTTCTCGGGTCTTTGCGAACGAGGTCGGCCGGTGGATTCCGCACGGTATCGCTGTCGGTGTCGAGGCGAATGCGGGCATTGCGCACACGGCAGTGCGAGGCGTGGCCTCGGGCATGGTCGACCACTTCAAGTCAGAGCTACAGATTGCCTCGCCCTCGAAGGTCTTCACTCAGCTTGGACAGTACATTTCCCTAGGTCTGGTCGCCGGTCTAACCGGTACTCAGTCTCAGGTGAAGTCCGCCCTGAACAAGACCCTCGGCCTTCTCAACGACATGCACACCCGTGCGTCGGCTTCGCTCGCGAAGTACACGGTAAAGGAGGGGCAGCAGCTCGAAAAGCTCGCGGCGCAGCGTGATGCCGTAGCAGCCAAGCTGAAGACGGCTCAGGCGAACCTGGCCAACCTTCAGAAGTCTTGGACTGACGAGAAGAACAACATTGCATCGGGCATCATGCAGAACGCGTCCGTGGTCATGCAGAGCGACGGAAACGGTATGCCCCTCGGCGCTGGTGACGTGGTCTCGAACATGCAGCAGCAGGTACAGCAGGCGCAGCAGTTCGCGAGCAATCTCAACCGGCTTAAGGCGATGGGTCTTTCCAGTGACCTGATTGCGCAGATTGCCAGTAGTGGCGTGAGCCAGGGTGGCGACACTGCCTCGGCGCTTGCGCAGGCGAATGTCTCTCAGATTCAGCAGCTAAACCAAATGCAGAAGACGCTGACCACGTCGGCTAATGCGACCGGAACCACGGTGGCGGACAGCATGTACGGCGCGGGCATCGACTCTGCTAAGGGGCTGATCAAGGGGCTTCAGTCGCAGCAAGCGGCGATCGAGAAGCAAATGCTGAAGATCGCAGAGAGCATGAAGAACGCGATTAAGAAGGCTCTAGGCATTCACAGCCCGAGTCGCGTCTTCGCCGAGATCGGCGGGTTCATCACGTCCGGTCTAGCGGGCGGTATCACGGGCGGTGCCGGTACTGCCGTCAACGCCGTGACCGGGCTCAGCAATGCGCTAGTTCGAGCGGGTTCCGCTCCGACTCTGTCGGGGGGTTCGCGCCTGAGTGGTGGCGCTGGCGTGGTTCACAACCATCTGCACATCGAAGTGCACGGCACGGTGAAGAGTGAGCGGGACCTTCGGGACCTGTTCCAGCAAGAAATGCTGCGGTTGGGTGGGCGTAGTTCCACCACGTGGCAGCCGTACCGGCGTTAGGTCCTCCTCACGTGAGGAGGACCCCTACAGGGAGGGTGCCCAAGTGGTTCTCAACACGAAGTACGCACTAGTCGAGGACTCTTGGGCACCCTTCTACGGTGCCAACACGGGGGGCATTCCGTATGACCGGTGGATCGACCTCACCAGCCGTACGCGGCACAGTGTGTCGGTTCGCCGAGGGCGTCAGTACGAACTCGACCAGGTTCAGGCGGGGGAGTATGACGGAACCCTCGACAACACCGATGGTGCCCTTGATCCGCTGAACACGGCCGGTCCATGGGCGAACCTGATCAAGCCTTACCAGCCGTTCCGGCGACGGCTCATGTACGCCCCGAAGGTGAACATCCTCCCTCAGCCGATCGCCACGGGTGGCGACGGTTGGGCGCAGGGCTACAACCCGCAGAGCAGTGACATTGGCGTGTACAGCGACGTAGACCCGACCGGCGGCATTGTTGCCGTGCTCGGTGCGGGTGTGGCGTACGAAGAGACTTCGGTGTTTCAGTACGCCATTCCGGCCGCAACCCCGATGTACCCGTTCATCGCGCGCACTGGCCGAGTGGCGGTTGCCCCGGGGCAGGCGTACACGATTTCCATGTACGTCCGGGACATCACCCCGGGCACCACGATGCAGGTTGCCCCGGCTATCGGGTGGTACCACGGCATGGACACCTCGCCTACGTCGTGGTCTAGCAGCAACGTCTTTACCCTCACCGGTAGCGCCTCGGCCACGTGGACGCAGATTCAGGTGAGCGGCGTTGCTCCGGCGGACGTTACCGGCGCATGGGTCGGTATCACCCTGTCAGCCGCAACTACGGCAGCGATCACGTTCCAAACGGACGGGTGGCAACTGGAGAAGGGCACCACGGCCACCCCGTGGGTTTACCCCGGCTACTGGTATTCCATCTTCGCGGGCTTCGTCGAGCGGTGGCCTTCGCAGTACACCGACAGCGGAAGCCGAGGCGAAGTCGTCCCGACTGCCGTCGACTCGTTCGCACTGCTGGCACAGTGCACCCTGAGTGACCCGCTGACGGCCGAACTGAAGTCGCTAGGCCCCCGGTTCCTATACAAGCTTGACGACCCCGCAGGGAGCGCTACAGCGTCCGACTCGACGGGTAACTACCCGGGCATGCAGTTGGTCAACGGCAAGAACGGCGCGGGGGTGCTGACGTTCGGCAATGCGATCACGGCAGCCAACACCACGACCGGTGTCTACACCGAGACGAAGACCGTGTGCAGCATTGCCAACTGGCAGCCGGGAACGCTAGCCGGGACCAACGGCAACACGTACGGCGGCGCAACGATGCTGTCTCTCGACGCTGCCGGGATCAACGGTCCGGCCGACGTGAAGGAGTGGACGCGAATCATCGCGTTCCGCTACACGGGCGGGTCGCCGACGGACGACGCCCGGTTGTGGTCGAGCTTCGATAGCTCGAACAACGGCACCGGCCCCGCTGGCGCGGACATCGACGTTCAGATTCAGACCTCGGGTGCCTACCTGTCGACCGGTAGCGCCAATCAGCCGTTCGGTCCGTCAGCTACGTTCGCCACGAACGGCACCGTGAACCCGTGTGACGGTAACTGGCACCTCGCCGTGTTTGGCATGAGCTATTCCCAGGGGCTCATCCTGGGCAGCCTCGACGGCGCAACGGGCGGGTTTTCCTCGGCCGGTTGGTCCGACCCCTCTCAGCTTCCGTATGGGATCAGTTGCGACACGGTCGGCGGGTGGCGCGTGAAGTCCCTCGGGAACCTCGCGACGTTCAACTTCAAGGGGGATATCAGCTACGTCTCTGAGATTCCCTACCTGCTGAACCAGACTCAGATCAACAACCTGTACAGCGCGTGGCGCAATCAGGCTTCTGGCGACTCCACCGGTACCCGGTACGCCCGCATCCTCCGTTACGCCGGGTACACGGGCGGGACGTGGATTGACAGCGGTAACACGGCGAAGATGGGTCCGGCCAACGACCTCGACGGTACCGACGCCCTGTCGGCCCTACAGGCAGTCGTCGACACCGAGTCGGGGGCACATTGGGTGCAGGGTTCCGGGACCATTCGGTTCCGAGGCCGCACGGGTCGATACAACCAGCTGACCCCTTCGTTCATCCTCGGCGAGGGCACGGGCGAAATCCCGTACGAGGATTGTCAGTTGGACTACGACGCTACCCACCTAGCGAACATCGTTCAGGTAACGCAGCAGTCGACCGGACAGGTCTTCACGGCGCAGGATCAGGCGAGTATCGCGGCGTACATGCCTCGGCTCATGACCCGAACTGTGAACTCTCTCAGTGCACTTGAGTGCCAGGATGCGGCGAACTACCTACTGTCGCGCTACAAGCAGCCGCTTCCGCGCGTCACGTCGGTGAAGGTGAACCTCTCGGGCAACCCGTCCGCGTGGTCTGCCGTGATGGTCGCCGAACTAGGCTTGCGCATTCGCCTGATGCGACGTCCGGCCGGTGCCCCGCCGATTCAGATTGAATGCTTCATCGAAGCGATTCAGTGGGATTTCGACGACAACGGCGGAGCGTTCGTCACTTTCCAGTGCAGCCCCGCCGACCCGCTGACCTACGGGCAGTTTGGGGCATGGCACACGACGCTAGCGGCTGCAACTGCCGTAGGGGACGCGTCAATTACGGTCAACGTCCCCGCCTCGGGCAACGCAACTCCGATTGCCTCTCAGATCGGGGTCGGGCAACGGCTGGTTGTCGGGCTAGGTGGCCCCGTGCCGGAGACCATGACCGTTGCGGCGGTTCAGTTCACCTCGCCCGGGTGGACTAGCGCCGTGATCGCGCTGACTGCACCTATGGCGCACAGCCACACAAGCGGCTTTCTCGTCGGTGAGCCCCTGCCTAGCGCTGCCAACTCCGACCCGACTACCTATGACCTCGCGGCGGCCCTCGACTCGACCGCATTCGCCTACTAGGGGTCCTCCTCACGTGAGGAGGACCCTCACCCTTGGGGGTTCGCATGACAAACCTTCCCGTTCCAGTACCGGCGCAGGAAACGCCTGGCGTTCTGATCACTAGCGCGCTCTGGAATGCGCAGGTCTTCAACGGCCTTACCTACATGCTGAACCGGCCCATGTTCAGCGGGTATCAGGCGACCGCGCAGAGTCTCACGTCTGGCATCTGGGCCGCACTCAACATCGACACTGAAGTAGTCGACAACTACAACGGGCACAGCACCACGACTAACCCGAGTAGGTACACGCCCGGGGTTCCTGGCACGTACCTAGTCATTGGCACG